AGATTAAATTAAATTTCTTTTAAAATGGCTTTTCTTTCAAGTGTTTTATCAAAAATAAATTGGTCAACGGTTGTTCCAGTAGCTTTTTCTATAGCGAATACTGCAGCCGTGGCTTATTTTGCTTGTCAAGGAACGACAAGTGTTGTTGTAATACCTGAGGAAGTGCCCTCATGGAAAAACCGATTTTCTCTGTCATCTATAATTCCATATTTTGAAAAACAGGTACCCATTAGACGTGTTGCCATTACATGTTGTGGTGTTTATGTGTTTTGGTTCTGTTATAGAACCGGTTTATTTTCGAAATTCTTCTCTTTTCTTAGGTACATGGCTCCTGGGTTTAACTATATTAAGTTTAAACTTACAGGTCATCCAGAAATAAGAATTGAGATTGATCCTACTGAAACCTCTACCCGAATAATTCAAGAATCTATTCGGGCTGGTTCAACAGAATCAGCTGCCAATCCTCCACATTTCCAATGTATGATTGGTTATGTTGATTCCGGAGTTTTTACAGCGGTAGGAGCTGCGATTAGAATTCACGACGTCTTGGTTATGCCTAGACATGTTTACGACCAATGTATGGAGCGTCCAGCTGCTTACGGGAATAGAACAAAAAATATAGTTAATCTCGTTAATTTTGAATGCATTGATATGGATACAGACTTGATAATGGTCAAAACTACTAAAGACGCATTGGCCACTATTGGAATGGCAATTCCTTCAATTCAGAATTGCATTCCAATAGCTGGTACAAATGTGAATATTGTGGGTATTGAAAATGCTGGTACAACCGGCAATCTGCAATTGTCTGAGGTTAATTTTGGCTGTACTGTTTATCATGGTACTACCAAACCTGGTTACAGTGGGGCTGCGTATTTCGCTGGACCTCGGTTGGTTGGTATGCATTCACATGGCGGACCGCTCAATGGAGGCTATTCAGCTTCTTTTATTCTTGCGATGGTTAATCACTTTCTAAGTAAAATTCCTGAAGACTCTGATAAATGGCTGGCACAACAATTTCGTGCTGGCAAGGAGATCAAGTTTGATCTTGGTTGGGGCTCTTTGGACACTGAAAGAATTCAGATTGGTGGTGAGTTCCATATAGTTCAGAAACGTTCTTGTGTTTCTGCTATAGGAAAAGACTATGGTAATCATGTAAATGATGATGGCTATCTTAAATTTAAATTTGATGGACAGTACCAAGATTACTCTGATGAAGATTCGAGTCGGGGTCGAGCTCGATCTCGGCGAGGTCGTAAAATAAAGAGAAATCGTTTCCGTAGTGAATCACCAATTAATGAGTCAGCTATTCCAAAAAACGAGAAATCCCGGGGTTCCAATACCTCGGGAAAATCAGAGGCATCGGCGGATCAACTGATCAACGAATCATTGCGAGTAGAGTTGATGAACTTAATAAGCTCGGCTATACGGAGTTCTATGAAGCGTACGGCTTACCGGAAATCACCGCCGACGCCGAATACGAATCCCTCAAATTCCACTCCCAATACGTCGTAGACTCTTCGCGTGTCGAAGAACCTCGAGAACTTAAAGAATTAGTTCTCTCAAAGATGGAAGAAATATACTCTCCTGTAGTTTGGAATTTGCCTGATAATTATCTTTCTTATGATAGTTTTGTTAAAGTTTGTTATGGCTTGGATTTTAGATCTAGCCCTGGAGTACCTTACTGTTATGATTATCCAACTGTTGGTGATTGGTTTCACCGTAAAGCATTGGATCTTTCTGAACAACGACTACAAATATTGTGGCTGGATGTTCAAGATTTAATTAACGGTAAGTTGGATCCAATACTTCGGTATTTTATCAAACGCGAACCTCATAAAAAGAAGAAGATAGCTCAAAAAAGATGGCGTCTCATAGCTTCAACACCTTTGAATGTGCAGGTTTTGTGGCACATGCTTTTTGATTTTCAAAATGATAAAGAAATTGAACAGGTCTATAGTATACCTAGTAAGCAAGGTATGTCTTTAGTTCATGGTCAATGGAAGTTTTATAAACGACAATGGAAATCAAAAGGGTTTAATTTTTGTGTCGATGCTGAAGCTTGGGATTGGACCATGCCTTATTGGCTTATTTTGTGGGATCTTGATTTCAGGTACAGGATGGGTAGAGGCAGGAAAATGGATGAGTGGCGCTTGCTTGCTCTGAATTTAATTCAATACATGTTTGAGAAACCTCTAGTTTGTTTGTCTGATGGATCATTGTATAGGCAACTTCTGGCAGGTATAATGAAATCTGGGTGTGTAAATACCATTTCTACAAATTCTCATGGTCAGATAATGGATCATATAATTGTTTGTGTTCGTGAAAATCTACCAATTTATCCATTGCCTGATGCTTGTGGTGATGACAAGTATCAAAATGAAATTAATGCCGGATCTGTTGAAGCTTTTTCAAAGATTGGTGTTAAGATTAAATTAATGGAGAAAGGTCATGATTTTATAGGTCATGATCACTCTTTGGAGAGTGGTCCTGTTCCCCTTTATTTTGACAAACATTTATTTAGTTATTGTATTGAGAAGCCAGAGTTTTTGTCAGAATTTTTGGAATCTATGTGTTTTCTTTACACACATTCGGAAAAATTTTCTTTTTGGTATGATTTGGCTTTAAAACATAATTCTAGAGTCAAATCCAGATTTTATTATAAATATATGTATGATATTCCAGTAGCATAAGATTTACAATTGCACCGGCACCAAATAACATACGGGTGAGTGACGACACCCTCGTGGCAGTCACAGCTCTTGAACAGTTCAGCACGCA